TACACGACCCAGTTAAGATTGCAATTAGTGGGCGCTGTAATTAATACTGAGCCCGACTAATGGCTAATACCCGTACCTACTTACCCCGCCACGAGTGCCGTTGGTTCGACCCCCGCGACGGGGGATGTATCGCGCGAGTGGTACTAGGTTTTTCTTTAGTCAATTTACCATTACTGGCTCAGCTTCGGGCGTATTTCCTGTTACTAGCGGTGGCACAGGCTTAAGCACAATACCAGCCAATGGCAAGTTGCTAATCGGTAATGGTTCTGGGTACGCGTTGAATCAACTTACCGCAGGGCAAAACATTGCTATCGGCAACGCGGCGGGCAACATTACGGTTAGCTTTAATGGTATTTTGCCCCTTGCTAACGGTGGTACAGGTGCTGACAACGCGGATGACGCCCGTACTAATTTAGGCGCGACAATAATTGGTAGCAATTTATTTACTTTACCCGACCCATCCGCCGTAACTTTCCCCCGATTTAATGTTGACAATACTGTATCGCCTTTAAACGCCACAGATTTTCGTTCGGCAATTGGCGCGGGGACTGTTACAAGCGTAGGCGGTACAGGTACAGTTAACGGCATTACGTTAACGGGTACAGTTACAACAAGCGGTAACTTGACCCTTGGGGGTACGTTGTCGGGGGTGGATTTAACTACCCAAGTAACAGGCGTTTTGCCTATCGCTAACGGCGGTACAAACGCTACAACAGCTACTGATGCCCGTACTAATTTAGGGCTTGGCACAATGGCTACGCAGAACACAGGCGCTACAGGATCATTTTTATCCGGCGATTTAACGCCTAAAACCATAACCGTTGTTAACGGCATTATTACAAGTATTGTTTAAGGTAAAGTAAAATGGAACAAACTATATTTAACTGGGTAGTAGGCTTTGCAGGCGCTTGCGGCGGCTGGATACTCAAGATTATTTGGGACGCAATTACCAACCTTAAAGATGACATACGTCAGATAGAACGTGATTTGCCTGAAGTGTACGTGCGCCGTGATGATTTTAAAGAAGCCGTTAAAGAGCTAAAGACAGACATGAAAGAAGGCTTTAACAAGGTTGATTCTACGCTTGCGCTTTTATTTAAGAAGTTAGATGGTAAAGAGTCAAAGGATTAAAGATGTTAACTGTACCTGAGCATATGAACCAAAAAGTAGATGCGTTGCAAGCCGCAATGCTAACATTGCCTCAGTACGAACCACCTACTGAGCATCTTTTTCACGGCGGAATGTATTGCCGTCAAGTGTGGCGGCCAGCAGGTTGTACAATTGTGGGGCGCGTACACAAAAAAGAACATTTTTACATGGTTGTGTCTGGTACGGTTTGTGTAACGACAGACGATGGTGTGCAAACCATAACAGGCCCAACATTGCTTTGCAGTAAGCCAAGCACCAAACGTGCAGTCCATGCTTTAACAGATGCGCTTTGTATGACTTTCCACGCAACAGATGCCGTTGACGTTGAGCAAGCCGAGCAAATGTTAGTAGAACCCGATCCTAGTAGCCCGTTTACGCTAGGTAATAAAGTTAAACAATCAGAATTAGAGGTGTCAATATGAGTTTCGTAGCAGCAGCCGTTATAAGTGGCGGGGTAGCATTAGCCGCCGGTGCAATGAGCGCATCCGCCGCAGGAAGTGCAGCTTCAGCGCAAGCTAACGCAGCGAATAACGCCGCCGCTCTGCAAGCGCAGTCTAGTAAAGACCAGTTAGCGCTTCAGCGTGAGATGTACAACCAACAACGGGCGGACATCGCACCGTATCGCCAAGCGGGTTTAACCGCACAAAACCGATTGTTAAGCTATTTAGGGTTAGACCCTAGCCAAAGCGGCATGGCGCCCGTATCTACTTTTGATGAAGCAGGCTATCGCAAGGCTATGGATGCGTACAATTCTGGTCAAGGCGGCGTGACTGGTGGGCCTGAAGGTGGTCGATACCTTATAGAGCCAGGATACTTCCAAGAAAGTACCCAAGATAGCGGTGGGCAAACTTGGGTTCCCGCCAAGTACGGTACATTTTCGGGTGGTGCAGGTGCTGGGGCTGCGCCTATGGCGATGCCGACACGAGAACAGTTTACAACCAACATGCCTGTAGATCAGTTGCAAGTTGACCCTAACGACCCTAGTTTTGGTAAGTACGCTCGTGACTTTAACATGACCGACTTTACTGAAGATCCAGGCTATGCGTTTAGAATAAATGAAGGTCTTAAAGCTGTCGACCGGCAAGCCGCCGCACGTGGCGGTCTTATCTCAGGTGCAGCGCTTAAGGCTTCGCAACGTTACGGGCAAGATATGGCGTCGCAAGAATACGGCAACGCATTTAATCGTTACCAAGTCAACCGTAGCAATCAGCTTAACCCGCTTATGAGCATTTCTGGTTATGGGCAACAAGCCACAAACCAATTAGGTCAGTACGGGACAAACTTTGCTTCTAATGCGTCTAACACAATGGGTGCGGGCGCTACCGCACAAGGTAACTCTTTAATGCAAGCGGGCAACGCTCGTGCTTCTGGCTATGTTGGTCAAGCCAATGCGCTTAATAGCGCTTTGGCGGGGTTAGTAACATATTTGGGCAGTATAGCGCTATGCAAAACAACCCTTATGGCGGCAGTTACGCTCCAGACCAGACGGTAGATCTTGGTGTAGGAAATTATTCGTTTTAACGAGCAAGGAATAAAAAAATAGGCTATTGACGCACGTATCGCCTTAGCAGGGCGGGCGCCTAATGTACCTAACTTATTAGGTATGCAAGGTGAAGCCGCTGTCACGAATAATCTGTTGGCTAAAACTGACCTAATGAAACAGGAAGCAGCCACGCTTAAAGATGAAACTCAATACAGCACCGCCATGATGCGTTCTAAAGACGCTTTGCGGTTTGTAAACTCGCCAGATGCGTATATGGCTTGGCATAACTCCAACCACAGCGACCCTGTGCTTGGGCCAATGCTGGCAAAAATGGGCATTACCGCTGACAGCGGTCGTGCAAAAATTATGCAACAACTTAGTCAGCCTGGTGGTCTGGAAACATTAATTGGTCAGTCAGCGTCAAGCATTGAAAAGTTAGCTTCTACTATGAGCGCTCAAGGCGCTGATGCTAGAGGTAGGGCAACAGCGCAAACTGAAAATGCTCGCCGGCAAGCTATGATTGACAGCGTTATGGGTAACGGGCAAACTAACGCACTTGCGACGCCGCCTGCGTCAAGCAATGCTTTAGCCATGCCCGTTGCGCCGCCGAGAGATACGACGGTTAACGCCGAAGGCTCACCTAATGCGCTCAGGCAAGATTATAGCGCTACGCTTGCGCAACAAGACGCAACAGCGGGGGCTTTACCTCTTCCTCCTCAAGCAACTGGCGGCGCTGACCCTAGATTGGCGCAAGTTGCACAGTTTCGTGCGCTTGCCGCTAGAGGTGTTCCTGGAATGTCGCAGGCAGCAGATCAGTTACAGAAAGCAGTTGAGTTTGACCAAAAGCAAAACCCAACAATGGAATTGAAAGATCGTTTTGTTCCTGTTGGCAAGAATGTCTTTGATCGTCAAACACAGAAGTTTGTTTCACCCCCTACACCTGATGACGTTAGCGAGATAATTCCTACACTTGAAAAAGGTGAAAAATGGAATTCAGACACGCAGCGCGTTGAGGCTGTGCCTGGAAGTAAATTGTACATAACGCAAAACAGTAAACAAAATAAAGATTTGCAAACCGTTAAAGGTGTTAACACCAAAACCGAACAAGCGTTGGCAAAGATAGATGAAATTCTATCGCCAAACAATGCTAGCGCCTTTGAGGGTAATTTTGGCGGCTATAACGCTTACACTTCACAAATGCTACCTGGTGAAAACAGTAATCTACGTAAGAAAATTGATTCGTTTAAATCTAACATGAAAGCCGTTGGCCTTGAGTTGATGCGATCAGGCGGTTCTATTGGTCAAATGACTGAAAAAGAATGGCCTATTGTTGAGCAAATGATTGGCTCGCTTGACCCAGTAATGGGTGAAGAAGACGCTCGTATGGCATTTCAAAAGATTAGGGCGCGTATGCAACGCATTGCTGATGATGCTAATGAGATCTATGACAACAATTGGTCTGACACCCAGTACTACGCGCCGGATAAAAAGGGTAACACAAAACGCGCAGGTAGCGTAATTGTTAATGTTAATGGCGCTGACTACACATTCCCTAACGCTGAAGCTGCCAATAACTTTAAACGAAAAGCGGGGATTAAATAATATGGATTACGCCGCGTTAGCTAAAGAGTTTGGGGGTACGCTTTCAGCTCCACCTACGGATTTAGCCGCGCTTGCGGCTGAATTTGGGGGGTCAATAACCACACCACCATCACAGTACGGTAGCGCTGTCCCCCAACTAGATGCAAGCGGAGGCGTAGCTAGACCGCAGGATGCTATACCCCGAGAGCGGGAGCCGTCGCCTAGTGTGCTTAATTACGCAATCGGGATTCCTGAAACGGCGCTTGCTCTGGGCAGCGGTATGGTAGCAGGCGCTGTAGCGCCTTTTGCCGCAGCGGGCAGAGAAATATTAAGCGGGCAATATGGTAGCGGTACACCTGAAACAGAACAATTTGCAGAACAACTTCAAAGCCGCATGACGTATCAACCTACTTCGCTTTCAGGTCAGCAAATGACTGGCGCAGCGGGCGAAGCAATGCAAGGTTTAAACCTTGAAGCAATACCGTTTTCACAAGGTATGACAGCTGCGGCTATGGGGCCGGCTGCATTGCGGCAAGGTACTAATCTTTACGCAAGAGGTACAGTAAAAGCTGGCGAAGCCATAGAAAATATACCTATCATAAAGGCTAGGACTGAAGCTACGGCGGCAAAAAATTTATCAGAAAGCTATAAAAACGCGGCAAAAATAGAAGCCGCGCAGTTAGCTGAAAAACATAACGTTTTAATAAATCCAGACATATCTAATCCAACAGCAAAAAATCGCATAAAAGGCGCTATTGCGGGGGATCAAAACGTTTCCGAAAAAATGGCGGAAAAAAACCAATTTAACTTTTAACAAAGTTGCTAGGGAAGACGTAGGTATTCCGAAACAAAAATATTAAACGCAAAAACTTTTGATGAGGCTCACGCAGCGCCTGAGTTAACCGCGCCATACGAAAGAGCAAAATCAATTCCAAAAATTAATATTTACGACGATGTTTTAGCTGAAATAGATAGCCTTAAAACTAAAGATTTATTAGGTGATACAGCTGAAAATGCTGCACAATTAAACAAGTATATTGATGACGTTAAAGCTAAAATTGCCGCAGGCGGTGACGGTAATCTTTTTGTAGATAGCGCGCGTCAACTTAGAAAAGAATCACAAGATATATATTCAAAACAACACGCGCCAGGAGGCCTTAGTGTAACGGAACGCAATTTAGCTGACGCTAAAATGGGCTTGGCTGACGCGGTAGAATCTTTAATCTTAGATTCTTTACCTTTAAAAGATAGGAACGCATTTTTAAAAGCTAGGGAACAACACGCAAAATTATACACATTAGAACAAGCAACTAATCTTGCTACTGGTCAAGTAGAGCCTAAATTTTTTGCAAAAATGATAGATGATAGGAAACCTGTTAGCGGCAATATGCGTGATTTAGGTCTTATCGTTGCCAATAACCCAGATATAGCTGGGCAAGCGGCAAAACAACCTTGGAGCATTCCTAGAATTACAAGAGCTACTTTACCCGGGCTTATAGGCGGCGCTGTTGGTACTGCTATTGGCGGCCCTTTTCTTGGTGGCCCAATAGGTTTGACACTTGGTACCGCGGCAGGGGGAGTTGGTAGACGCGTATTAACTAAAAATATGCTTTCACCAAAGTATCAAAGCAAAAACGCTGTACCTAAAGACTATCGCCCCCAGCCACAAGTTAACGCTTTGCGCCCCGTCGAGCCTGGTGAAGCTAACATCGTACCGTTTGATCCTCGCAATGCGGTTATGCCGCCTGAAGCACCTGGGCCTAATTTTTACCCGCCAACAAAACCCTATATTTGGGACTGACCCTACTACTTTTACCGCACAACGTGGGCTTCCTAATGAAATGCCTAAACAACTTTATGAAGCGCAAAAACAAGCTGACCTTGCCCAAGGGTTTAGAGAAGCGGATGAACGCGCGCCAACGCGTGGCGGCATAGCGTTTGACCTTGACCCCATCACAGGTAGGCTTGTTGAACCAAAAGCAACCGGCGCTTCCATTCCTACACCTAGTAGCCTACAGGCGGCGGTAACAAAGCTATCAAGCGGGCAACCTTTTGCGCTGCAAGCCGACGAATTGGCTGCTTGGAATTACACTAAAACTAATATAGGTGAAGTGCTGCCAGGCTTTAAAAATCTTAGCGACAAAGTTATCGCTGAGCGTATGATGGATCGCGCTTGGGTCGCGGATGACCGTTAAAAAGCACGTCAAAAAGCGCAAGCTTTTGATGAGTTAGCCAAGCGTTCGCAACAAGCGGCAGAAAGTTTGAAGCTCAAGCGCAACGTGAAAGAATGTTAGACCTAGCAGAAGAACTTGAGTCACGTTTTACATCTAGACCCGACAACAGTCGCAAAGGTCAAGGGCCTAAAACCCGTGAAGCGATACGCAATCGTTTAGTCGGTGGCGATAACTTCAACAACTTAAGGGAGTAAATCATGGATCCTTTTACCATCTTAGCCGCGCTTGGCCCATTAGCCGTAGACTTAGGCAAGTCGCTTATCGGGCGGTTCATAGCGCCTGACGGGTTTAAACCTACAAACATTGACGACTACACCAAAATGAAAAGTGTAGACCTTCAGATGTTTAAAGCAATGAACGACGCAGGCGGCACAAACCCTAGCTACCCTTGGGTTGAAGCTGTTGTACGTTTAATGCGCCCGGGTGTGGCGTTGCTTGTGCTAGGTACTTGGGCGTACATGGAAGTGACAGGTGATGCTTCGGCAGCTGTTGCAAATTTTGCAAGTGCTGTAGGCTTTTATTTGTTTGGTGACCGCACCTTGTTCTACTCAAACCGTATGCTTAACTCAGGCAAATAATGATAAGCGCAAAAGATTTAAGCGTCATTAACGTACCGCCTGCCGCCGCGGAGAAATGGACACCGTACTTAAACATGTCTATGCTTAAGTATGACATCAACACACCCCAACGACAGGCCATGTTTTTAGCCCAGCTTGCGCATGAGTCGGCAAACTTTCGCGCTACAGTAGAAAATTTTAACTACTCAAGTGAAAGACTACAGAAAGTTTTTGTTAAGTATTTTTCTACAGAAAGTATTGCGGCGGATTACGCAGGACACCCTGAGCGAATTGCTAACTTAGTATACGCTAACCGCATGGGCAATGGGGATGAGGCATCAGGTGATGGTTGGCGTTTCAGGGGGCGTGGGCTTATACAATTAACAGGGCGCACAAACTATGCGCTTTACAGTTTACAAAATGCCAACAACGCGCTAATAGAACCTGAATCAGTAGGCCGAATTGAGTTAGCAAGTGATTCAGCCGGATGGTTTTGGTCAACCAACCGACTGAACCAGCTATCAGATACGGGCGATATCCGCGCCGTTACCCGTCGCGTTAACGGTGGATTTAACGGTTTAGATGATCGGCAAGTCAAGTACGAACGGTTGCTTGACGTGCTGTCTTAAATGTATTTCTTGATACCGTTTCCACTTAGCTACTATTGCTGGGTCTTCTGACGCAGGTGTCCAGCCCAAGCGCCTAAACGTTACCATTACATCGGTGGCTACCGCTGGCGTATAAATGTAATCATCAATCATTTGTGTGCCTTATAAAAACGATGGCACCAATCGCAAAGGCCATCTATTAAGTTGGTGTTAACTTGCCCGCATGTATCGCATGGGGCGTGTACGTTGCGCCGTACAACTGGGGTATGCTCACGCCTAAACGACCGACGTATTGCGTCAAACAGTTTCTTTACCTTCATGTTGTCGCCTCTTTATTTCACGGTTGACGTACCAAACTGCTTTCTGTAAATCTTCTACGGCGTCGGCTTTTAAATCACTACGCCAAATGTACTTGACTGCATTGCCTAAATTAAAATTCATGTGTTCAGTTATCTGAATACACTCAACGCCTGACGGGTGGCTTTTATAGTGTGGTGGGTGGTTAACTAAATCGCTCATCCCTTTACAGCCTCCCGCATGAGTTTGATACGTTCACGTGATGCTCTAAGCGAGCAGTAACGCCTGTGCAAGCGTTCAAGCATTGACGCGCGTTTGTGTGTAGAACGTTCTAATACAAGCGCTTCTGACACTTCTTCTTCAGTCATGCGCCCGATCTTAGCGTTAAGACTTCGCCATGTTTCCATCAATTTTCTGCTCCAGTTCAGTTATTAATTTGTTTAACCTAAAAATACTTCGCTCACTTGCGTTGTGCTGGCGTATGACGATACGCCGTTCAGCATAAGCAGCCTTTAGCTTGGCTTGCCATAGTTCCTTATGTTTCATTTGAGTTCTTCCAAAGCAATGTCAGACAACGCTCGTTTATCTTGTAGTGCTGACCAAATGCGTTCGTCAACCGTTCCTTTAGCCAGCAATAAATAGCACCATACGGCTTGCGTTTGCCCGCCACGATGCAGTCTGCCTACTGTTTGTTCGTACAGTTCTAAGCTCCACGGTAGCGATACAAACACCATACGGCAACCGCCAAACTGTAGGTTTAACCCGTGCCCCGCGCTCTTAGGGTGAACAAGTAGCAGCTCTACTTTACCTGCGTTCCAATCTTTAATCGCGTTTGCATCATCCAGCGTAACGGCTTTGGGGTAGCGACGTTTAAGTTCCGCAAGTTCTTCCTTATAGTTGTAAACAATGATGGTGTTAGCGCGTTGGTTCTCATCTAGTATTTCGTTTAACAAATCAAACTTGTGGCCAGATAAAAATATAGGCGTTTGCGTGACGATAAACTTACCTGGCTTATCAGGGTTTGGTGTCTTACGGGTATCGTAAACAAACCCCGACGCAATTTGTTGCAACTTGCTAGTGACTACCGCAGCGTTAGCGGCGATAGTTTTAACATCCCCTAGCTCTAGTACAAAGTCGCGCTTCATACGGTTGTACTCATCCATAAGCATGGCGCACTCCATGGGCACAACGTGCAAGGGCGGCAGCTTATCTTTGTACTCACCAGGCTCAAGCAAATACGTTGCGTGTTTAATTTGCGCCATCACACGCCCAAGCGCACCCACACGCGGAAACCATTGCCCGTACTCAGGGTTTAATAAAATAAAATTCTTTTGCATGAACGCGCCTTTAGAACGCCCAAGCAAATCTTGGTCAATGATTTTGCATTGCCCGAATACATCTTCTAACCCGTTAGAAGTAAAGCTACCCGTTAGGCCCCAGCGCATGTTGATGTCTTTAAGCATGACTTCAAATGCTTTAAAGCGTTTGCCTGAAGGGTTCTTAAGTTTAGTTAACTCGTCACACACCACGCCATCAAATTTAAACTTCTGTTCAGACAACCATTGTAGGTTCTCGTAGTTGGTAACGTACACGTCAGCGGACGCAGCAAGCGCTTTCTTACGTTGTGCAGGTGTGCCAGTCACCATCGACAATCGTAAGCTTGGCGCCCACATAGGAGCTTCCGTAGGCCATACGTCTTTAGCTACCCGCTTAGGCGCTAAGACTAACCAACGCTTAACTAACTTATCGCGCAAACTATCTCCCATAGCGGTTAACGTGATTGCCGTTTTTCCCGCACCTACAGGCGCTAACACCATAGCGCGATTAACTTGGTAAAGAAAATCGGCTGCTGTATCTTGGTAAGGTCTAAGTTTCAAGCGTTCTTCTCCTTTAGTTAGCCCGACCCATTCGCGCTTTGGGGGTGCTGCGTTCATTTTGCCTCCATTATTGCTTGCAAGTTGGCCGCCATCAACGCTTTACTATGCTGGTCTGCGGCTTTTCTTGTTAGGTGAATTAAGCCTGCATCAAGAATTTTACAATCAATAGATTCATCATACCAAGACACAGAATAAGAATGTCCAGATGCGTCAGCTATAAAGTATAGAGCGTGTTTAGTTAATGCTTTATTGTTTGGCGCAGGAAACTTTACCCCCGCTAAATCGCACATCGTGACTGGTGGTGCGGTTGGCTTTATGCCTATTGCGTAAATAAAATTAGGGCAAACAAGCACCTCTTCTAAGTAAGATGCTGACCAAGTTTTTGAATCTGCTAACAAAACCCAAAGTTGTTGGTCGGTATCCTTAAGCCATTGCTTGATTAGTTCTGCTTGTGGGTGCTTCATATTATTTCCTTACTTTTTGATTGTGTAGGAATGTTGCTCTTGCTTTTATATCTTCTATCTTGGCAATTATGTGATTGCTTACATCAAAGCCATGATTTTCAATTATTCGTAGCTTGATTTTGTCAATCTGCATGTGTTCATAATCCGTGCCTTGATATTTATAAAGCAAATAATTAAGGAACTCCATATCGCTTTTTAGCTTAACGCGGGTCATCTTATCCCCTGTATATGGTTTAAATACATCAAATTAGCGGCACGTTGTTGCTTCGTGTTCCTGGTAGGTACAAGTGCCCTGTTAATCGCATCGTATCGTTTACATAATTTTTCAAAATCACCTGCTTCATCAATTAACTTTTTTGCCGCAAGAGTTTTTTTGATGGGCATAACAGCGTCTTTTTTGTTGCCCACCTTGTATACAGCACATTGGCGGTTTTTGTTTGATAATTTCCAGCCTGATATGTAAACTAGTTTTTTCACTTTTAATCGGTTGATAACTATGGCAATTGTTGTTTCGTGAAAACCACGCTTTGCGGCAATTTCACGCGGTTGTACACCATCACTATCGTCTAAAAATGCTTTGTACACAGCTTGTTCGCCTTCGTTTTTAGACAGTTTCAAACAATCTAAAGATTTGATGTCTTTTGTCAATGTACCCTTCATAATGCCCTCAAAGACTTGTAGTACGCCCACTTGTCAAGATAAACTTGTTGCTCGGACGGCGGTACAAAGCCCAGGCGCTTGAATGTCGCCATAACGTCTGTTTTAACAGCAGGTACGTAAACTTTATGGTCTTTTTCATAGGTAAGGATGTCCATCTTCTTTCTCCGTGTAAATGATTCATTAAGCTATGTAATGCGCCTTTTATGGCTCATTACACGCAAGTGGTGGTGCAGTTGCCCCCATAACAGCATGTTGTGCACATGATGACTTTTCCGTCAGGCGTCACAACAGTGTTAGTCAGGCACGCTGCATAGGCTGCGGTGGTGGCTACGGTTAAGGCAATTGCGATAAGGTACTTTTTCCATTTTATTTCTCCAGTATATGGGTACTACGGTTAAGTACTACGTTAAAAAACTCGGTCATGTATTTCATCTTCTAGGTTAATGATTTCGGACTCTGATAGTGCGTTTAAAACATTTACTTTTCTTGACTTATTCGGTTTGTCTGTCGCAAGCAAAACATAAACAGCGGTGATGTCTATCTGGGTAGGTAAATCCCCCTCGGCGGGCAAGATGTCGTACTTGACGTGCACATCTAGGTTTAGTTGAGTGGACTCAATCATGTTTTGCTCGCATTGGCTTGTTCTATGTCACTAAAGTCAGGCACTTTCATCGCTGTTGAGCTACCTTTGCGGGGACGCCCAACTTTTCTTTTTTGAATAAGTGGGGCAACGACTTCTTTTTGCCCAAACACTTCCCTAAAGTCACGCTCGATAGCTAACATCGCAACGTTCCCTATTGGCATCTTGTAATGGTTGGCGAGTTCTCGAGCCATGGTCAGGAATTCTGACCGTATAACCACAGCTCCCCAATTCCCGTATGCTTCATTATGACTCGGGGTTCTTTTCCCTTTGACTCTGAGCTTTGGGTAGTATTTTTGGTTCTGAAGCATTTGTATATCCTTTATTTAAAGGCTTAATTGTGTATTATATTCTTTGTCGATAAAAGAGATATTAAACCAATTAAACAAAAAAATACCTAGGGGTTTTCCCTAGGTATCATAATTAATTTAGATGTGTTATTTTGCGTCGCCCCAAGAGGATCCAATTTCCACGTCTACGCGAGACGGCACCTCCAGCTGTACGGCGTCGCACATGATCCGAGCGGCGTGCTCCGCCTCCTCTCGGTTGTTTACACTGACTGCTAGTTCATCATGCACTTGCAAGAGCACGCGAAACCCTGCTTTGTCGAGCGCAATCATTGCGGACTTGGTTTGATCTGCTGCCGAGCCTTGTATCAGTTTGTTCAATCCCTTGTAAGTCATCGCACGCTTGATCCGTGGTCCGTATTCCACCATGGCTTGTTCGTAGGGAAGCGCCTTGTTAATACCCCATGTAGTAGGCTCCCAAAGCGGGAAGCGACACTTACGCCCCATGAGTGTACGGATGCTGCCTGCGGAGGCTGGGTGCTCGATTCGGCGCATGACGGCATCAATTAAACCACGCAAGAAAGGAACTTTTGCATGAAATGTTTTTAACAATTCGCCTGCTTCATCAACGTCTAATTCAAGCTGTGAAGCAATCTTATTTTTCCTGCCCCATACAGGATGGACAAGCCAAGTGTCTTCGCTTGTTTACGCCCAATGCCTGCCATGTCAGCAACCATCTGGTGAAAGTCAGTGTTTGGGTCGTTTTTATAGGCATCCACCACCTTCTCAGCACCAGGCAAGTTTAAAAGGTTCGCATAGTGGATCAAGATCCGTGGTTCTTGGGAAGAGAAGTCATTTGCTGCCCACAACTGCCCTTCTTCTGGCAGGAAGAGCCCACGCACCAATGGCCCGAGGATTTCATGCTTGGAAGGTGTTTGTTGCGGATTCGGAGAATTCATACTGAGGCGTCCTGTGACCGTGCCTCCATTGTCTGAGCGCAGTTGATTGACGTGGGGATGTATGCGCCCATCTTTTTCAGAAAAGTCAAGGTAGGGCTGTAGGAACGTGCCGTGGGTCTTGTTTAGTTCTCTTGATTCCACGATCATTTTTGACAAGGGATGTGGATTGGTGTCAAGAAAAGATTTTGTAAAGCTTGGGAGCCCTGTGGTGGATCTTGGGTAAGCGATCTTAAGTTTGTCAAAGGCAAGAGAGATACTCGCTGCAGCCCAAATGTCTATGTGCATACCGCACGTCTTTTTGATCTCAAGCAGGAGCGCCTCTTCCCGCTTCTTCATGTCTTTGATGTGCATGTACGCTTTCTCACGATCAAAGCGAATACCTTGATGTGTGAGTTTTACAAGCACGGGTAAGAGGTTTGTCTCGAGCTCAAAGATTGACTCGACTTCATCTCTGCGCAATAAGATTTTAAAGTGTTGCCAAAGCTTTAAGGTAAGTGCTGCATCTTGTTCTGCGTAGTCACCTACAAACATGGCGGGTAACTTCCACATGTCCTTTTTTGGGTGTACACCAAAGTCTGCTGCAGCCTCTTTTAGTCCCTGCTCTGATTTGACTTCTTTTAGGTAATCAAAGCCTAGGCTGTTCAGTGCGTAAGAGAAGCGGTTCTCATCTAAGACAGCAGCAGCCAACATTGTATCAATCACTCGCCCGTTGATCTTAAACCCTTGAGCCGTGAGCCATCCGCAATCATAGGAGGCATTGTGCATCACTTTGTCAGCAGTCGTATCCAGTACTTTTTGTATGTACTTCTCTACAATGCGCTTATCAAGGTTTCCGCCCCCTTGGTGTGCCACGGGGTAGTAGCCCTTCCATCCGTCTACTGCAATGGCGTAGCCCACTATGTAGCCATCTTTGCGAGGCCAGCCTGGGCCAAACTTTTCCATGTTCGGGTCGCAGGTCTCCAAGTCAATTGCAATCTCGTTAGCCTCAGAAAGATCTGGAAAATTCTGTGGTGGTATCCACTCTGAGCCACGAGGAAATAGGGATATTGTTTTCATACTCTGAAGCCTTTTTGTTCATTTTTAGGAAGCACCAAGTGCAGCGATTCGCGAGCCCTGGTCAACCCTACATAAAACAAGCGATGTATATCGTCTGCGTTGCGGTCGTACTCTCGTGCAAACTTAGCGGACAAATCCGTGAGTAGCAATACGTTATCCGCTTCCCCTCCTTTTGCACCGTGGATCGTGGACAGTTTGACATGAATTTTTACCCGTGAGCCGCGTACCGCGACGCAAGAGCGCAACCAAGTAATCACGTTTGTCTTCACCAATTCTTGGTTAACGCTTCATGCCAAATAGCATCGGTTGTCAGCCCGTGGTTTTCCTGTAGTGATTTTAGAGTGTACATGCACTCAGGATCAGCGCTTGATAGGGTTTTGTATCCCCGTTTGATACAATTAGAGCCGAGGTACTTATAAATCTGTTTGACCACAGAGAAGGGGACTTCTTTACCCTTTCGAATCGCTTCCCATCCGAGCACCGCGGTCAGGATGGTATCTGAAACGCTTTTTTGACCGTTTCTCTCAAACAAAATCCCTTGTGATTTGAGCCAGTAGTACATCTCGTTAAGCATGTAGTTGGTGGCTGCCATGATGAGCCACTCGCCCTTGCTGACATCTACTTGTGAGAAGTGGTTGTAGTACCTGTACCGGTGCCTTGTGTGTCACGTGGCTTCCAAGTCTTTGGTTGTCTTACACGGATGCGCTTTACCACATTGTTGGCAAGTGCGTGTATTTTTGCAGGCACCCTGTATGATTGATCAAGGACTTTGATTTCTCCTGACCAGGTTGAGAAAACTATCCACATCTGCGCCACAAAACTTGTACGAAGCCTGGTCATCATCCCCTGCCACATAAACATGATTGCATCTCTTTGCTAACTCGTACACTAAGTTCCATTGTATTCCGAGAAAGGTCTTGTGCTTCATCGACGATCACGGTTTCAAGATTAGGTAACCCTGTGTGGCTCTTCTAACAGGCGCTCAAGCAAATCAGTGAAGTCCATAAGACCTTTTGATTGCTTGTAGTGTCGATAGCAACGCTCAACGAATTCAAAGTGAAACCACTCAATTGTCAAGCTACTACGATTGTAGTAAGTACGCAGGTCTTCGCCTCTGATACGTGCGATGTTGATCTCATTCAAGATGGGGTGATCTGCACGGACAATATACTCCTCGTCTGTTGTATCAATACTAAGATCAATGCCCGCTTCTTTTGCGAATGCGTTGTAATCCTCTGCAGTCATCATGTCCTTTGTACCAATACCCAGACAGCGATAAGACAAGCTGTGTAGCGTTCTGTACCACGGGAAGTCAACCTCTGAGTTAAGATCAGGAAACTTAGCCACTGCACGTTCTTTCGCCTCAGACGCTGCTTTGCGGGTAAAGGAAAAGTAGCCAATCATTGACGGATGAATGCCCCGCTCAAGCTCTGTTTGTGCGATGTTGAGTAAGTAGGTTGTTTTGCCAGAACCAGGATTACGGCGGGCCGAAGACTTTTTGTATCTTCGACCCTGACTCCTTATGTAAGTTATCCATGTTTTAAGTACCAGTCTTCTATCTCACCTAACCCAGCAGGCCACAAGATAATAGGGGTACCTACGCCCATGTACTTCTCTATGACTTCTTCCACTAAATACACTCTAGCGTCTGGGTCAGTGAAATTAAAAGTAGAGACTAATATCTCCACCATTTTTTCCCCATCATAGATAAGCCTCTCCACTGGGTCTTCATTGTTCCATGCTAACCCGACACCGACTACAGCTGTGTCAAATCCTTCGAACTTGATGAATGGGTAGTTTAAAATGGTACACCTCCTTCATTGTCGGGCGTGTCAAACGGTGCGTCTTGCTTTTCAAACAGAGGAAGGCGCCATGTCCGCGTTGCGCGGCCCTTGAGAAATAGACTCGATGGCTCCCCACCCATATCTCTTAAGCGCTGTGCCATTTTTGGGGCACTAAGACTTAGAAAATTGTTGCGCCTAAGAAAAGGTTCAATGTCCTTAATGCGAAAGTAAACCTTACCTTCTTCCTCGCATGTCCAAGGGCGCCCCAAGAGTATCTCATCGCGGTCCATGGCTTGTTGTAAGTGCGTGCAGAACTCTTCCATCAGATCAGCAAACCGACCGCTAATGCTCGTGTCCTCAGTGGCTTCAACGATGTGCTCAAGCTCCACCATTTCACGTAGCAAGGCATTCAATAATCCTTCCCAATCTTGTCTACGTAGTGTGGGGGCAACATATTAACTTTTTCAACACACGCTTTTTGAAAAGCGATCTGATTAAATAAGCTATCTGTTTCAAGCTCCACACGTTTGCCGTTAATGTCCATGAACCACAAAGGCGGTTCACTGTTGTACTTTGACAAAGAGCTCATCTGAGGTGTGTCAGCCGAGTCCGCACCGATACCAAACTTGCGTGAACGGCATAGCCCTGAGTTGCAAAACGAGTTTATAGGTGCGTCTTTGCATTTGTATTTATAGTCTTTTTTCTGTAATTGTTTTGAGATGATTTGTATCTCACCCATGCCCAGGGTGGGTCAAAATACTTCATGTTGTACTCAAGCATCTTGTCTTCCCAATTCGTGCCTTCAGCTCGCTTGAGGTAGATGCCTATGTTAAATAAACCGTTATTTCGTGTGCCCTCTGGAAACCCTTGTGAACAAAGGGCTTGCAGGCATGGTGGACCATCTTTTATTGGGTTTTCTGCTTGCTTGGGTTCTTCTGGAAAAGCCAGAGGAGGCGTCTGCACGTATTTCTCATGCAAAGCATAGAACTGTTCAAGCGTGGCAGAGGTGCCATCATCGTTGATACCGTAGCGCAAACCATCGTCCCCGCCGAAGTAAGGCAGGTTAAGAAAGTTTCCCGTGTCGCCACGATCTACAAGGATTTCTGTTTGCTTAGGGAATATCTCTCGTCCTGATTCGCCTAAAAGAGCTGCAACAGCCTTTAGATAACGTTGCATATCGGCAGCAGGCACAGGCTCAGATGTAAACAAAAAGACGTGCGCGCCTCCTGATTTGCTTCTACATACAACCAAAGGAAGCGCAAGCTTTCTGACTTTTAAGATAAGCCCCGCAAGATCGAGCGGGTATTGGTCAATGTCTACACAACCCCATATGCAAGAGTTGTCTGCTCGAATAGGGATGATACCAAGGCTTGGCTCAACACCTTCGAGGTGCTTGACCCACAGTTCGTCAGTAGGGGGCTTACGTATAACCATCGCCTTGCCCGCTTGTTTGCCACTATCCTTGGCGCGTTCGATGCGATAAGTTCCATAAGCAATATCTAAACCTTGGAAAATTGCTTTAAAGCGTGTGATGTCAGTCATTCTTCTTTCTCTGAAAAAAAAAGAGGGTGCAGTCTCCCGCACCCCCTAACACTTAAAACGGAG